GAATTCACTTAATCCTCCGAGCGCAATTGAGAATAGATTAAAGGCTGCAGCTGCTGGAATCAATGCTGCTCCTAGTGCCGCAATAGCAAGTGCTCCGACAAAGATAAAAGGCGCGATGAATGATAAACCGAATGCAGCAACACCAAGTGCAGTCAATACACCAATGCCAATTCCAACACCCTTCCAATCAATATCCGAAAACATTCCAAAAGCAATACCTGCTGGAATCAGAGCCGCACCTAAAGCCGCAATAGCTAATGATCCAATTAATATTTGAGGACCAAGCTTACCTAATAGTGCTGCACCTATACCAAGTGCAGTTAATACACCAAGACCATACAGAACATTCTTCCAATCAATATTGACAAATGTTTGTAATGCCTTTCCTGTTACGAATAGTGCGCCCGCGAGCGCTATAAGAACACCTGCACCAATTAAATATTTTGGTTTCGATATTGCTTTCAAACCCGAACCAAGACCTTTTAAGAATGCAGAGATACCCTTTCCAGCACCTTCTCCAATGCCAGACAATTTTCCACCAATACCTTTGCCACCACCTTCACCGCCACCTTTACTCGAATCACCTGTTACACTAGATAGTGCTTCAGTACGTTTCTCTTCTAATGCAAGATCTTCCTTGCGATTCTCTCTATCTTGAAGTGCATCTCCTAGAGAGGCATCTCTCATTTCAGATAATATGCTGAATGTGCCACGAGTTGCCTCAGATATTTCTGATGTATCATCGGAAGAAGAGAGATCACTTGCTCCTGCTCCTCCGCCACTGGCAACACGTCCTCCGCCAAGACCACCAGTAATTTCATCAACTGATTGTTGTGGATCAAAGTCTTTTGCTGCCTTGGAAATCCTACTCAATAACCCTTGTCGAATTAGAAAGAATCTAGTCTTTGTTAAGATATCTTGATCTGGGGTTGAGCCAAGAACATCATTAAGTGACATCTTACTGTCTAATTCAAGTTCAACACCTTCGGTAGCCGTCTCAACCTTTTTAAGAATATTTTTCTTAATCCTCAACCATCTCATTGCATGAATGATATTCAGATTTGGGGATTCTCCAAGAAGATCGGATAGAGATATTTTTTTATCAATTTCTAATCCAGTCAGCTTGCCACCTTGTGTTTCGGAGTCCACACTCTTAAGAATGTTTCTCTTAACTTTAAGAAATTTTAACCCCAACACAAGATTGAGATTATCAAGTTTCCCCATATCTCCCATAAGAGAAGATAATGATATACTTTTATCAATGTCTAATCCAGATAATTTACCTCCTTGAGTCTGAGTGTTAATAGCACCCAGAATATTACCTTTTATAGTATCAAGTTCATCAACGAACTTTTTATTGTCAGATTGTATACCCTTGACGACACTAGACACCGCTGAGTCTATCACTTGAGCTTGGGACTCAAGTGATTGTTTAATTTGCTCAGTTATCTGATCTAGACTTTTATTTTCTTGAGGCATTTCTTTGTTTTACTCTCTCGTTTTCTTCCTTAATATAAGATTGTAACATGCCGACATATATCTGTCTCTCCCAAGGGATCATATTATCTAATTCAGTCAAACTATAGTTGTGATGTTGCATCATCGCAAAGTTAGTCTGATAGTGATTAGCTAAAGACTCATGTGAAAGACTTAGATAAAAAAATCACTTAATCCTGAAAGTGTGTGTTCATTTTCATGTCCACAAAATATGCATGTATATTTGAAAGTGTGTTCTAGTTTAGGTTGATTCTCAATGTATTTTTGAATTAATTCGAGATGTGAATGGGATAGTGAGTCTACAAACTCTACAAGTTCTTTTCGATCAGCCTCGTCTGTCATATGTATATTATCTGCATCATAGATAGATTCAATGGAGGCAATGATGGAGGCTGTGAGATCATTCTCAATCTTATCCATGTCTTTAACACGAATAGATCTAAGAGTAAGCCCAACTTCATCAGACAGTTCAATCTTATTATCAATTTTATCTTCAGGCCAAATGATCTTTGCTTCAGTTAGATCGATATCGACAATGTTTGTCTTATCACACTCTTCACATTTGATATTGAACTGTACAGTTTCACCGACACTGATTGCTCGGAGTTGAAGGAAGATATATTCAAGATCAAACAGTGTGAGATCATTTGGTTTAATCTTTTCAAATGAGCAGACACTGATAATCTCTTTAATAACTTTTAAAATTTTCTTATCATCATTGCTCTGTTGAGCTTGAATAAGAATTTTTTCTTCTCTCACAAGGAAAGGACGAATTTCAATTTTCTTCTTAGTAGAAGGGACTTCAATCGTGTGTTTAGTTGTTTCTAGTATTGGTAATGCCATAATATTTTAATAATTTAGTTTATGATTTAGTGGTGTTGTTATTTATATAGACTTAACTATACTGTGTGTGAAGATTATTGTTAGCTATAACATCTCTACATGCAAAGGATACTGTCATAGTTATGGCAGCGACTTGACTTGTCTCATTTGATTTCTCAATCGATCCTACTGTGATAGGGTAGGAATCAATTAACTTGACGGAATATCGTGCATTATTCCGTCTATCTTGATGGATGAATTCAAAATCTTGAACATATTCATCAAGGTATCGAGCCTTATATGTAGTCTGATCAATGATTCCCGCCTGCCAAACTTCAAAGACTCTTTTAACGAGGAAGTCTTCAGTTACTCTAAATGTGACAGATACCTCATCATTAATATAACCTGTGGGAATTTTTAGGGGGTTTCTATATAATGAGTTATCCGCGGTCTCAATTTGCTTACCTGGAAAACTAATCGACTCACATAATACATCTAGTGGTCTAGATAGATCAAGATCTGGTACTTGTTGAGACACATAGTCGGGTACACTGAATATAGCCGAAAATCTATTTGGATTCGCTAAACCTCTTTTACTTATCTCTCCTTTTAATTTTTCTATTGGTCCCATTAGATTGATTTATTTGAAATTCCCCAAACTGAAGACTTACTCTTCTTAGCAAACTGTTCAGTTGGTAAAAATAAAGCCGCTTCCCATTCAGTCGATGGAACTTCAGCAATTGTTGATGTTACGTGTTGATTTAAATATCTTTTAAAGCAAGGTTGAAATTCTTTTAACTTTGAAGAAGCCTTGAGAAAGTCATATGTAATTCTAATTTTTGTTGAACTATCATATTTTTTATTATTAGTAAAATCCAAAAGTTTATCAAAGAACTTGGCTCTTAACTTAGGAGAAAGATAATGTAGATTCAATCCATAGAAACCCTTTGGTGCACGATCGACCATAATAATCAGAGGGAATCTATCATAGTATGGTAGTGTATCCTTTGTCTTTGGATCATAGAAATACATGAACATACGACCTGTGAGTGGTCTGTTCACCTTCTTCAGAGCACTATCCTTCAATAGACTATCACGTGTAGGTCTCACAATTGATTTAACCTTTGTACGAAACCATTCCAAGGAATCCGACGATCTTGGTGTCACACCAGAACGGAATGCAGCAGCTTGGATTTTATCAAAGTAAGAAGTCTTGGCCATATAATGTATTTATATCATTTCTTCTTTTGTTTCCTAGGTAACATGAGCTTTATTCCGAAGGATTGTATCTCATCCTCAGTCCAGATTGCGAATTCCCAGCCACGATTCTCACAATACTCTTTAGCAGCTTCCCATTTGGAAGTGTTCTTTACGTATTGCATAACCTCAGTGATATATCTCTTACTCTTCCTAGACTTCACTTTAGGCTCTCTTGTCTGTGCTTTAGGTTTAATCTCAATGATATATGTTTTATCATTATCCATTTTTATTTTTAAGTCTGTAAAATATCTATGGGGCTTGCCATCAGTCTTACATCTATATGGTATGATAACAGTTTCCGAGCCCCACTTTAACACCTTTGGATGATCATCCAACCATCTAAAGACTTGACGTTCCCACATCGAACGAAATGTACAATTGGAAGGGTCTCCTTCGTACTTCTTTATATTCTTTACTTTATATTTTCCGCGATATGTTTTCATATAAATACTTATATGAGTACTACTACAAGCATGTCATTAAGAACCCTGGTATTTCCAGATGAAATCAGAAGTCAGCCTGATAGACCGTGCATTCAATTCACTGCATATAATCGTAATGATGGAGTGGCCACGAGACATCATATATTTCTGCCAGCCCCTGCGGGATTAGCCTTCTCAGATGGAGCACAGTTTGAAGCTGAAACTCTCGGGGCGAAGGCTCAGGCTGCCAGTATCGCTATGGGTCAGGGTTCGAACGGCACTTCACTTGGAGGTAGTATTAATGCGATAGTAAATAAAGCGATGTCATTCACTGGTCAAGGGTCGACAAGTGAATTCGCGAGGAAATCTCTTGTTAATCCAAATACAAATACAGCTTTTAAGTCCAATGAACTTAGAACCTTCAACTTCAGTTTTCAGTTGATGCCAAGATCTGCTGCCGAATCTGATACTATTCGACTTATTCAACAAAAATTTAGAGGGTTCACATATGCTTCACAGACATCCGATGGGAGTAGTGCTAATCTAGACTATCCTCCTGTTTGGACGATTCGTTTTTTAGATTTTAAATCTAAAACAGGGGAGAATATATTTATCCCAAGAATCTTTTCTTGCTATTTAACTGCGACTGTAGCAAATTTCAATTCACAAAACCCTTTATATTTTAATGATTCTGCACCAAGTTCACTAGATCTCTCATTAACATTCCAAGAAACAAGAACACTTACAAGGAATGATATTGAGGATATGGAAAATGATCAGGTAGGGAATCGTGGAATTGATGAGAAGGGTAATCCAACTGTTGGAA